AGGAAATATGTGTTGACTACCATCGAAAAGCAAGTAAACTTACAACTTTGTAAGAACCAATTGCGTACTACATGGGAAGCGGCACAAGCGGGTTTCAGTGCATTTGAAAAATTGCCTGCAACTTTTGAAGAATTCATGTTGGCACAAACCGCGGCCGAAGTAGCACAAGCAAACGAATTGGGCATTTGGAAATCAAATTTGTGGTATGATTCCGCATTGGTTCCTGGTCAAGATGGTATGGTTGGTTATTTGATTGACAACTCTGCAATCGTTCGTGCGTTCAGTGGTGCAACTACTGGATCAAATGTTGTTGCTCGTTTGCAAGAAGCATTGGATAACTCACCCGCTGCATTGTATGGCAAAGAAGGATACCAATACTATGTTGGACCATCTACCATGAAGGCATACCAAGCCGCTTTGTCAGCAGGTAACTACAACTTCCAATTCTATGTTGGTGAAAAACCAATGAACTTCCAAGGTATCCCCGTAACCATGTGTCCTGGTCTTAACGACTTTGACTGTGTATTGGGTATGAAGTCAGATTTGCACTTCGGTACTGGTTTGTTGAGCGATTACAACGAGGTTAAGGTGATTGACATGAGTGATATTGATGGTTCACAGAATGTGCGTGTAATCATGCGTTTCACTGGTGGTATCATCGCTACCAACCCAACTCAACAAGTTGTAATTAATGTAACCTAATAATATAGGAACAATATAAACACGGGGTGGGCGTAAACACCCGCCCCTTTTTTTTAACAACAAAATAGAAAAAATATGCCAACTTGTGGAACATTAGCCAATAGATACGAACCATGTAAGCAGTTTGTCGGTGGTTTGAAGGGTGCTTTCTTTATCCCTTTTGAATTCGCCAACAGAGTGACTAAAAGCGGTACGGGATTGGTAACATTGATTGATAACGGAACAACCACAACCCCAATTACTGCAAATTTTTGGGAATTGAAAGGTTTGTCAACCATCGAAACAACTGTAATCGCATCACGCGATAACGGAACAACTGCCTACGAAACTTTGTTTACTTTGTCATTCAAACCAAGCGGTAAAACTCCCGTAACGGGCGATGCCGATATGGACACTTTGAAAACTTTGGCACAAGGTAGATGGCAAATCATCGTGTGGGATAGAAACGACCAATTTTGGTTGATTGGTGAAACTTTGGGTTGTGATGCCAATGGCGGATCATCTTCATGGGGTGTGCAAATGGGTGATGCCCGTTTGAATACTTTGACTTTGATGTCAAGTGAACCAAACCCACCTGCCCCCGTTGATGCCGATAATTACGCGGAATTGACCCCTGCGATTATCACTGTTGCGGCTTAATTTGATTTCAGTTTTATAGTTTGATGACCCTCACCAAATCGGTGGGGGTTTTCTTTTGTAACAAAAAGTTAGAATTGCGTTTTATAGTATATGCACATCAATAACACATCCACATCAGTTACATTCACATCGTTCGTGGATTTTGAAGGTGTGTCAACGGCAACCATTGAGGTATGGCATAAACCCACAAAAACGATGGTTTCCACCACGACTGCGTGTGTGAAGTCATATTCCTTCATCACAATGAATTTACCCGTTTTAACGCCAATTAACGCAGTTGCCAAAAACACGGATGAATTATTGTTTCGTGTGTACAATGGGAATGTGTTGATTTGGGAGGTTTTGGGATATTGGATTACGGGAACAACAAACATTTACAACACTTGGAAGCAGTTCACAACGACTGCCCCTGGTACACCTAATTGGAAAACACTATGAGTTTAGAATTTATACAATTACAATCATACACCGCACCATCCATCATTGAGCAAAAGAACAAAGATTGGGTGCAATATGGTGATGATAATAATTACTACCAATACCTGATTGACTTATACCATTCATCACCCACCAACAATGCGTGTATTAAAGGCACTGTGGACCAAATCTTTGGTAAAGGGTTGGAGGTTACAAGGGCATCAAGGGATTTGCCAGGTTACATTGAATTCAAAAAGTTGTTTAGTGCGGATGACCTTCGCGCCGTTGCAATGGATTTGAAAATGTTAGGCCAAGCATCATTTCAATTGGTAAAATCAAAGGACCGCAAAAAGTATGTCCAAGCCAAGCACTTTCCACAACAAACCCTTCGCCCCGCCAAGTGCAACGAAAAGGGTGAAATTGAAAAGTACTATTATTGCCCCGATTGGGCTAACATGAAGCGTAACCACACGCCAATTGAATTTAGGGCGTTCGGTTATGACCAAAGTGCAAACGAATGTATTTTAACAATCAAACCATATTCAACGGGTTCGTTTTACTTCGCACCCGTGGATTACCAAGGCGGTACGCAATATGCCAACTTGGAAGCGGAGATTTCCAATTTCCATATTAACAACATCATGAATGGGTTAGCCCCATCAATGTTGATAAACTTCAACAACGGGCAACCACCTGCCGAGGTCAAAGACACTGTGGAAGCCCAAATCAAACAAAAGTTTGGCGGATCATCAAACGCGGGAAGGTTTATTATCTCGTGGAATGATGGCAAGGATTCAAGTGCGGATATTACACCCGTTCAATTGAGTGATGCTCACAACCAATATCAGTTCCTTTCCCAAGAATCCATGCAGAAAATCATGGTGGCACATCGTATCGTTTCGCCATTACTTTTGGGTATTAAGGACAACACGGGATTTGGTAGTAACGCAGACGAATTGAAGTCAGCGTCCATCTTGTTTGATAATGTTGTGGTACGGCCTTTCCAACGATTGATAATTGATGCAGTCACCAAGGTATTGAATTTTAACGGGTTTAATTTGAATCTGTATTTCAAGACCTTACAACCTTTGGAATTCACCGATTTGAGTGGTAATGTCATTGATGATGAAACGCGCGAAGAAGAAACGGGCGTATCCTTGGCAAGTCAAAAAAAAAAGATTGAATTGGTAAAGCCCAATGCGGGTGAATCAAAGGATGATTTTTTAGGGCGTTGTATTCCGATTGTAATTCGTGAAGGTAAAGACACCGACCAAGCCACGGCCATTTGTTACTCTTATTTTGAAGGAACAATGTTGGAATCCGATGAAAAATCTTGGATTGAACATTTGAAGGATAAAGGCGAGATAAACAACGATGAAGAATGGGAATTGATTGATGTGCGGGAAGTTGAAGATGCCGATGAAGAAATGAAATTTAACTTGGCGTATGACAACCCCAATAAAAAAAGTAATGACGATAAAGGGGTGTACAAAATCCGATACCGTTACGGTCCTGATTTCGTATCCAACAAATCAAGGGAGTTTTGCTCTACAATGGTTCAAGAAGCCAAAAGCGGAGTGATATTCCGTAGGGAAGATATTATCCAAATGGGTGATGCGGGTGTGAACGGACAATTTGCCCCAAGCGGTCAAAGTTCCTATTCGATTTGGAAGTACAAAGGCGGTGTAAATTGTCACCACAGATGGGAACGATTGACATTCAGACGCAAACAAGTCAAAGGAAAGTTTTTGCCAAAGCAACCAAACGAAACGGGCGAAAGTAGGGATTTAGATAATTACAACGAAGTATCAAACAAAAGCGCAGACAACGCGGGTGTGCCATTCTCACCAAGTGGGTGGAATACCGCCAAGACACGCCCCATTGATATGCCAAACAAAGGATCATTAAAGAATAAATAAGATGTACGCAAACGATGACATATTACTGGTTGACAAAGAACTAATCTTCAAATACACCCAATTGGGTGGTAATGTGGATGTAGACAAAATCTATCCCTTTGTTAAAATCAGTCAAGACATACAAGTTCAAGAACTTTTGGGAACGAAGTTGTATCGGTACATTTTAACCCAGGTTGAAAACGGAACATTGACGGGCAATTACCAAACTTTGGTTTCGCACTATGTTCAACCGATGTTGATTCACTATGCCATGGCCGATTTGTTGTTGTTTCATGGTTATGAAGTAAGCAATGCGGGTATTTTGAGGAACTCACCCGAAAACACAACCTTGCCAGATAAAACCGAAATTGATACATTGGTTCAACGCCAAAGAAACATCGCGGAAACTTATCGTAGACGGGTTGTGGATTATTTGAGTTACTACCCACAATTATTTTCGCAGTACACCGAGGACCAACAAGCGGGTGAATACCCAAATACAAATCCGTCTAACTATGTTTCATGGAATCTGTAAAAAAGACATACAAGCCAAAGGATGAAAAGGTCAAGAAATTGACCACCTACATGACGCAGTTGAAAACCATCAATAAGGTGAAGTGCGATTTGTTTGTCAAAGGTGGTAAATTATTAACACTTATCATTTTGTTGACGGGGTGTTCGGCGCAGTGGCATTTAGAACAAGCCATCAAAAAGAACCCCGCCATGGCACAAATAAGCGTGTATGGCATTGATACCATGTTTGTGCGTGATTCTGTGACCATTACAGACACTTTCGTGAGCAAAACGATTGATACCCTCACAATTGAAAAAGATGGCGTTAAAACGATTGTTTACAGAAACCACGATGTGATAAGAGTTCAAACAATTGTGAAGGCAGATACCATCCGTTACACCAAGACAATTCAGTTACCACCACAAATTCAGTACAAAGAAAGAATCAGTGTACCACAAAAAATTGGTGTGGCGATTGGATCGGTGTTATTTTTACTTTTACTTTTTGCATTGATAAGAAAATGAGCAATTGGAACAACCCAAATAATCCGAACAACACACAGAATGGGTGGAAAACCCCATCAAGGTCATCCCCGCAAGGTGGTGGAACACGGGCGTGTTTGTGCAAGGATA